GCATATTGTGGTGGGTGTTGTTTGGATTCTGGTGAAATTGTTGATGTCCGGGAAGAGTATAATGCTAATAATGGCAAGTCTTCATTAATAGAAGGCATGCTGACTCGGGGTTACAGTGAAAAAGTGACCTGGGACGGTGTCAATATACGTAAGGAGGTTAAGGCTATGCGCCAAGGAGCTACCATGGATGTGGTCTCCGTTCCTTATCGTCGAGACACAGCAACAAAGATGTACCAGATAGGCTTGGGCTTTGTGGATCATATACCAGTGGTTCCTCAGTCCAATCAGTCTAATGAAGTTCTTGCGGTGTGCAATAGGGCACTTCAAGAAACTCCGTCACCTGATGAGGGTGCTTGGAATAAGATTAGTTCCGATATTCTTGAGATATTGAAATACACGTGGTCTGCGGGGAAGGATGAAAACATTGCCGCCTGGTTTATCATCCCAGAACCCTTTGAATTGTGGAACAAGTCTTTTCCTCCAGGTCGTAGAAAACAGCATGAAAAGGCGCTTAAAAACTACCTGGACGTTGGACTGAAGGAGAGTGACTTCGTTAGAAGCTCTTTTGTGAAGGTTGAAACTTATAATAAAGGAGGTATCTGTGGAGCCGAGGACTTTGATCCTAGGTTGATACAAGGAGTAGGTCATAAGGCTAATGTCTTGTTGGGTCCATGGATGTCATCTTTTAATAAGTTCCTCAAGCAGCGATGGAATAAGTGTAGTCCCATCGTCTATGCGAGTGGCATGAATGCCGAAGATATAGGGGATTGGATGGACCTTCAGTTAGCGAAGTCCAATAATCCATTGTTCTTCTGGTGTGATTATAGTAGATATGATTCAACTATCTCGCCACAGGCTATTCAACTTGAACAACGAATTTATGAGTTATGTGGCTTGACAAGCCATCCCGATGCCATGAAAGTGTTTAAGGCACAACGTGTTACCAAAGGATACACGAAGAATGGTTTGAGGTATAAAGTCAAGGCCACCAGGAAATCTGGTGATCCTAATACGTCGTGTGGTAATTCCTTAATCAATGGAATCACGGCTTATTATGTTTTGACATCGTATGGTATCAAAATTGACAATATATCGATAATTGTTCTAGGGGATGATATGCTCTGTGTTATTCAACCGCATGACAATAAACTCGCTAACGATGTTATTTATGGAGATTTACCCGGCTATTATTCCGAGTATATGAGTAAACTCGGATTTAAGGCTGAGTGTGGAATCAGTAAGAACTTGTGGGATGCAGAATTTTGTTCTTCATTATTTTGGCCGGTTGAGGACCCTGTGAAGTCCGATGGCCACGAGATAGTTTTTGGTGATTTTACAAGTGGTATACAGCGACATGTTTTGGGAGCTAAACCAGGAAGGTTACTGCCAAAAATGGGATTTTCAATAAGGAGTCTTACACCGATTCAGGTGAAGGGTGCTATGATTGGCTATGAGTATAATTATAATCATGTCCCTCTCATTGAGCAATACGTCAAGTTTATGATGTCAAAATTGCAAGATGTAAGTGGAAGAAGAACCATAGATCCATATAAGATTCATACGTTGAAATCCCATGATATGTGTACTGAAACTACTATCTTCTTTGAAGCCCGCTACGGAATACCACTATCCGAAGCGTCCAAATTGTTAGCTAGTTGTCTCAAGTATGCAGACAGGAATTCTCTTATCAAATATTCCATAATGGATATTTTGATGGAGAGAGACAACTAGTGACTCAAGACCGACCATGTCGATAAACTGGCCATCCGCAATGATGTTAAACTAAGGCGGGGTAGAAATTTATATATATTGAATTATACGATTATGACTACAAAAGCTAATGCCTCGATGGC